CGTAATAAGGGCTGGAAGGGTTATTAGGGTTCCAGTCGCCGTTCTGATCGTAGATGTCAAGCGTGGCTGTGCCAGCTTCAAACTTAGATAGCAAACGGCTTCGCCCACGTCTTATGTGAGCTTCCTTAATAAGTGGGCTTATGTCAACATAATTGGCAGTTGACTCAGCCAACTGACCAAAACCCAGTCTGCCGTAATAGGCATCATCTAGGGTTAATGGGTTAATGAGAACGCTGATACCAGGCGTGAAGTCAACTATCGCGCCGATTACCGGAGCTGTCATATTGTGGTGCCTGAATAAACTATCTGCTTACCAGATTTTTGTTGGTTGTAAATCTGCTGCGTAATAGTAGTAACTAAATCGTTTTCTGATACTACATTGCCTTGAACATACACGTTAACGTTAGCTTGGTTGGACGTGCTGGCATTTCTAAATAGTCCTGATAAATCCATGCCCAAATCCATAGTTGGACTTGTTGCAGGTAACTGACCAACTTTTGCAAGCTGATCCATCATGCGCATCCATTCATTTGCGGAAGCGCCAGAACCAGCACCAGTTGTCGGCTGAACAGGTCTTGCGATACTTGTTGGCGTACCAGAAACCATAGACAAAATCTTCATTAACATTTGTAGGATTTTTTCTAGGCTATCTTCCCATTCTTCAAATGGGTTTTCCAATTCAGGGAAATCCTCAGCCGTAAGTTGTAGGGCTGCTAACTTAGCCTGGCTGGTGATTAACTTTTTAATTAGATCATCTACGCTGTCGCCAGCTTCAATCATTACGCCTAAATTGCGCAGGGCTGGCTCGTTCAGTCTGATTACAACATCTGCCAGTTTCTCAGCAGCTTTGTAATTCTCTGTATTGAGCGCAAGCAAGGTTACTAAGCGTGTGCGCTGTTCTCCATCTATCTTGCCTTGTAAAGCTGCAACGATCTGGATGTTTTCCATATCGAATATGGTTTGAGCGCGCTTGCGAGCGAGTTCCAATCTGCGGCGCTTTTCTTCTTCTGTCTGGATTTTTTTACGATTAGCAGCGTTGATTTTTTCTTGTTTTAAAATCATATTTCTTTGTCGTAATTCTGCACGAGTGGCAACTTCGGCTGCTCTACGTTCTGCACCTGCTCGCATTGCTGGCGTATTTTTAACCAACATTTCACCAGTTACAACGAAATTAGCTTGACGAAATAGAAAATCTATTGCATCTCTAAATTTTAAATACGCACTACTATTGAGAAATTTACTTATATCATTTGACATGCTTCCTATAAAATTACTGAAAGCTGCTGCCGCTCCACCTAATGCAAACCCTAAATCTTTAATATCGTCTTGAAAATCCTCGATACTTTTACCTGATTTTTCAAGACCAGAAACAAATCCTTTTCCAATAGATTCTTGAGCCTGCTCAAATGCACGTTTCAATCTATCTACACTAGTACCGTAACCTTCTGTGGCTCTTTCGGTAGAACCGCTAAATCTTCGCTCTAATTCTTTTATAACCTTTTCAAATTTCTTGCCTTTTAATTCTGCGGTTGTATAACCTAAACGCAGTCTTGCTAAAGCGGTAACTTCACCTTTATAAGCTCGTTGCAAAGCACCTGACACGCGATTCAAATCATTACCAGTTGCGAATGAAATATCTAAAGCAAGATTCAATAATTTCTGAGCATTTGTAATATCTTCAGTTGCTCTTGATAAAGAATTGAATGCTGGAACTAACTGACCGCCAGTTAAACCAGTAGCCAATTCTAATTTATCTATATATTCATCAACGACAGGTGTGGCAAAGGCTAAGTTAATGCCTGTCAACTGTGAGCGCAGTTGCGCTGCTTCTTTTTCGGCTTCGGCAAATGCGTTAACTGAAGCACGACCAAAACGGATAATTTCACGCACAGCGAATACGCTGGCAACAGTTTTACCTAGTTTCTTAAATGACTTTTCTAAACCTGTGGTGGCTTTAGATGCTTTATCAAACCCTTGCTTTTTGAGTTCGGCAGCAATTATGACCTTAATCTCTGTTTCTGTTAATGCCATTATGCCACCATCCTTTCTGACGATTTAATACGCGTTACTAATGCTATTTTGGCTTTCTGTATCGCCTTCATTGTGGCATCTAGCGCTTTGCCTTGATTACGCGCATAAGCGGCATACAACAAACGACCAGTTGACTCTTTGCCACGTCCGGCATAATCCACCAATGCGCCTACACCATTCATTGCACCAATAAATCTTTGACCAGCGTTAGGGTTGTTGGACTGACTGCGTGGGTTACCGCCAGGGTTAGCACGTCCAGCCGTTTCAATAATTGCACCAGTAGCAGATCGGTTTAACAATGTAAACAATGAAATAAAACCTGTATTACGCATGCGCGACGGCGTGACTTTGTAAATTAAACCTTTGCGCACAGCTTTAGGATCATAGGATGGAAAACCATTCTTGCGACCTGTGCGGCTCTTACGCTCATAACCAGGATAGTTGTAATTGAACAAACCGCCTGGAGCCATTGCAGGTACTTTAGAACGTGCATCTGCAATAATGGGCTTAAGTGCTTCACGCACTTCTTTGTCCATTTCCTTCTTGATGTCAGGCGCGAGTTTGTTCAAGGCTTTTCTAAAGCCTACGATTCCTTCTACCACTACTGGCATTTTTGTTTTCTTCCGCCTGTTTCCTTAGTACCTCGTATATGGCTTTCAGTAAATCTGAATCCATATTTATAAATTCGCTAGGCGCAATACCCAGATGGACTGATAGCTCTGCTATACGGTAAGTCCAGGTATTACGCGTTAGCCATTTGGGTCGTCATCTAGCACCTCAACTGCCTTTAAGGTTTCTAGAAACGCATCCCCAAATGGCTTCACGTCTGGAGCGCCTGCTCTACGCAGACATTCCCAAGCAAGCCAATAAATATCCGATTGCTTCTGATCCTCGCGGAAGGCTTTATAAAAACCCTTCTTAGCGTATTGCTCAAAAGCATATTCAATAGCTGGAGTCAGGTCGTGCGTTGACTCTGTGCCATCTGCCCTAGTTACTTTTAGCTTTGCCATGTTGCCCCTTTATTTAATTAGAACGTGCCTGAATCTGCCACAGTTACGACTGAGTTTAGCGTAAATGTGATGTCTTGTGTTGCCATGTCACCAGTCGCACCGTTAATAGGTGTGAGGTTGTTGACGAGAATATCAAACGTGTAAAGAGGATTTGTCGCTGATACTGCGGTTCCTTTTTCTTGTAACATCTTGCATGCTACGGTTGTACCGAAAGCAGCATTAAGAGTTACGAGGACGTTTGTAGCTGCGGTGTCGTTTAGAAGTGAAACTGTGAGAGTACCCGATTCCAAGCCTTTAACGAACTTGTGCGCGGTGTCACCCATAGCGGTAACTTCTAGCTCGTCAGCCGCACGATTTAACGTAATTGAGGTAACGTGGTCTGAGAGATCAACGTTGTTAATCTTCAAACCTACTTTGTTGTTCAAGAAAATAGCCATTAACTATTCCTCATCTTTCTTTGCGGTTGCCTTTGGCGCTGGTGCTGTCTGACCGATCTTGATCAGAAAAGCCTCGCGCTCTTTGTCATTATCAGCCATTTTAGCTCCAATCGGATAGTACGCTGATTTGAACCTCACCAGAAAGTAGATCGCCTACTGTTCCAGTTAGGACTGCTGGTGCGCTGAAATTGCCAATCGAATACGCGATACTCGATGCTTCCAGCTTGTTAACTACGTTCAAATAAAAATCTTCAATGTTGGTTAGGTTGCCTTGATTATCAAACATAGGTGCAAGCACAACCAGTTTGAAATTAACTTTAGGCTTAACAGTTTTGTAATGATCGTTTGATGGCTCAATGTAAGGATCGCCAGGCTGTATAACGATGCTGTTCGCGAGCGGCGAAGCAGGTGGGAAGGAAAACACCTGCCACGCCGCATTATCAGCTAGCGCGGTGGCAATAGTGCCTCGCAGGGTTGTTATCGCGCTCACCCTACTTGACCGCCTGGTGCTAGATGATCCGCAAGTAAGCCGCGTACGCGAGCCATAAGGGTATTACCCATACGGTATGGCGAAGGTGTGAAATCAGGTGAAATGCCACCAGCATTGCTAGTTTGGCGTGACTGCCATATATCTACGGCAATTAAAAGTGAAGCCAGATTAACTTCTGGCAAAGTTGCATAATCTTTTGATGTGGTTCCATAAACTCGACCCCACGGCGCGATAGTGTGGTATTCGCGAGTTGTTATTTGTGCTTTTACAAATTCTAGATAGTTGTCTTTGACGGCTGTTAAGGTTTGGCTGCCGTTAAAATGCTGGCGCACGTCCTCAACGGTTACTGTGTCGCCTACGACAAATTGGTCAACGTTTTCGTAAATATAAATACGACCAGTACTGCCAGTTGCTTCTATTGCAAAGACAGATTGCTCGTTAAACCATAATTTGCTTTTTACTATGTTTTCTGCCGCTTGACAAACTTCCTCAACAACAGCAGACGTATATAAATTACCAATGCCGAGCGCGCTGCGCAGTTCTGCTTCTGTAACGTATGTGGCTGGCATTGTTTTTCCTTTCTAATGTTGACCCTGGCACTCAGGGCAGAAGTGCCAGGGCAACGCGATTGACCTATAAGTTAGATCAGGACTTGTTGAACCAGTTAGCGCCGTGTCCAACTTTCGTTGCCAATGCGCCATAGCCGTAGTAAAGCAAGTCGATGGTTCCGTCTGAATTTACATTCGTGCGGAGCTGGAAGCGTGGTGACTCGTACCATGTGTAGGAATCTGGGTTAATAACTACCATTGAGTAATCAGCAGTCTGATCTCCACCAGCACCAGTAATGAAACGAGAAACGCGAAGGTCAAGACCTGCAACAGTTCCACGGATTGAATCTGGTGAAAGTGTTCCACCGTTGTTTTGTGGATTTGAAGCAATGTAAATTGGGCGACCATTGTCGTTGTAGCCCATGATGTTAGCCCATTGTTCTGGGGTAACTACAATGTTGCGTGCAAAGCCGAGTGAAGCGCTGTAAACGGCTGCTGCTGCATTTGAAATGTAGGAAAGGATTCCTGTTGCGCTGTTAGCTGCTGCGGTTGCGCAAAGAGCGCCACCGTTTGCAACTTCGCCAGTTACATAAGTGTCGGTTTCCTTTGCGTACGCAAATTCCATCTGGCGTACAAGCTCGTCATAAAATGCGGGACTTGATCGGTCTATGAGCTCCACAGTTGTGATTGCGCGACCCTTAAATGGCTTAACGCTTACTGAAATGTATGAAGCGGTAAGTTGAGAATCTGCAATTGCCTGGTTTTCGTTGATTTGATCAACTGTTGGAACTGCTGTGATCTTTGGAATTTCAAAGGTCATACCTGC